AGCGGGGCGTGGCGTAGTGAATATTGTGAGCTGGAGCAGCTTGCGTGTGAAGACGATGAAGAGCGCCGCCCGAATAACCCGCGAGTAATTACCAATGCAGATTATACGGGCGCACGTGTCTATAGGAATTGATCAGCATGAGCAAGATTGATGCCGAAGAGTTAGCCGCCGCTTTGACGCGAAATGAAGATTTTCGGGAATTGGTGGCCAGCGCAATAAAAGATGCTTTTCCGGAGCATCGAGCCATAACTGAGGCAATTCAAAAAGGGATTGAGAATTCGTTCCCGTTTCCGTCGGAAATATCAAACGATATTTACGGCGCGACGCTTCAGGCGATGAGGGAGCGAAAGAAATGAGCCTTAAGGGCTACGTCATTCGTGACGGCAAAGTCGTCAAAGCAAAATCTCGAAAGTCAGTAAGCCGCCAGATAGCGGAGCGTAAGTCAAAGCGTCAAACAGCAGTCTCTAAAGCACAGGCGCAATTCTATGAGCTTACAGCCAACACCCGAACTTCTCAGACACAGGCCAGACCACGACACACCAAAGCAAAGTAGAGAAAAGAACCGTGAGGCGTTCAAGCTCAATTCGGTTGTCGATCGTCTTCTCCGTAATGGCGATATCACTCGCGCTGAGCACGAAGCAGCTGAAAGGTTCTATCGAGATATTACCAAAGGGATGCACACACCGGGACTGGTTAGCTCATACGGAGAGCGCATGGGCGGCAGCACACCTCTATCACAATTGGCGGCTGCATCAGTTACACCAGCTGAACGGAGAACGTTCCACCACAACGCTGCGCTTGCTGCCTTGCAAGCTATCGATCAGCCTGAACAGCGAAGAATGATCTATAAATGCCTAGTTGAAGAAACACCATTGCATGAGGCTAGCCAGGAAACGTTCAAAGGATCACGAAACGCAGCATCAGGAGCAGGTAAATTCGCGCTCATTTGTGCAATTCGGCAACTAGCCAAACATTACGACGGAAAATATTCAAATGGGGCAGAAAGGTGATTGACCGTGTGCATGCAAATCAGTTAGCGCTTATGTTATCCTGGACAATTTGCGAGAATTCCAATGGACCAGATCAATAAGATCATCGGGCCAATGAGATCGGCTCTGCAAATTATAGCTTATGCCGTCCTTGTTCGGGCTATGCTGAAATAATTCAACGTGAAGTTCATCGACATCAAGGGGGAATGGTGGCAGCTCGCCATCCGCGCTCTGTCAGTTAAATCGCTATGATCTGGGAATTTACGGCAGTCCTCGCATATCCTGAACAGTTCGCAGGCAAGATAGAAAAAGATGTTAGCATCAGCCTTAGACCTATCTACGATCTTGAACAAGACGGGCATTACCCAAAAGGCGCTAGCCGTTTCGTCAAAGAGCAGCCCAAAATGCTCGATAAGTTCGACGAAACCTACGAAACCGATAGGAACTCACGACAAGGCTTACCGCCAAATGATGAGGCTTATAAAGGCGAAGTATGATGCTGCAAGTTGTAACGGCTGGCGCAGGGAAAAAAACAGAGGATGCACCGTACGAAGTCGGATACGGTAAGCCGCCAGCTCAGTACAAGTGGAAACCTGGCCAGTCAGGTAATCCAAGCGGAAAAGCAAAAAGCCCGAAAAAGCTTTCCGCGAAGATACAAGAACAGTCAGACAAGCTCATTGATACCCTGATGAAAATCGCAACATCAGAAGAAACAGCAGATAACGTGAAGATACAAGCAATCAACACACTGCTAGATCGTGGCTTTGGTAAAGCACCGCAAACACTCGACGTTAATCAGCGCCATAGCCTCACCGACGAACTCGAAAACATGATTCGCGAATTGAACGGTTTGCCGCCAATGCTCGATGTGACGCCGAATGAATAAAATACCTAAAAAAGTGCACGACATGGTACGCTTGCGGCTGGCATCATCGACGCTGCATGCAGTCCTATCCCAGCTGCTTGAACGCGTTGAGGGCAACGCTATTGTTGCGGATAGCTACATCACAGACGATCTAGCGACGGCAATTCGCGAAGCGGAAAAGATCCGTGACGCAATTGACGACATCTATGGCCCGCAGCCAGCAGAAGACGAATGACCAACCATTTACGTGCGCGGCTACCTAATAACTTAAGTATATTACTCTTAGCACGCCACGCACGCGCGCGGGTATCATGTCACCTAACGACCTAATCAAGCGCTGGAAAGCCAATCCTTACCATTTCGTGACAGAGGCATTTAAGGTTGAGCCGCACCCATGGCAAGCGCGAGCACTGCAAGCAATCGCTGACGGAGAGCGTCATCTCGCAGTAAGAAGCGGCCATGGCGTCGGCAAGACAACTTTTGAATCATGGGTCATCTTGTGGTTCTTGCTCTTCAGAAGACCTTGCAAGATCCCTGTCACAGCTAACAGCCAAGACCAGCTCCGAGATGTCGTCTGGTCCGAAATCCGAAACTGGCACGCCAAACTGCCCGCATTCCTCAGAAACGCCGTGGAAGTCTCAGTTGAGCGTGTTTCTATCAAGTCCGATCCCGAAGGCGCATTCGCAGTTGCGAGAACTGCACGACCTGAGAAGCCGGAAGCGCTTCAAGGCTTCCATAGCCCCAACCTGTTATTCGTAATCGAAGAAGCATCAGGCATTGATGATATCATCTTTGAAACCGCAGGCGGTGCGCTCACTGGCAAAAATGCTATGTCTATCATGTGTGGCAACCCCACGCGGACTAGTGGCCGTTTTTTCAATGCCTTCCACAGTAATCGAGATCAATTTAGCTGCCACGCCGTCAACTGCCTCAACCCGAATGACGTTAGTCCAACGGTCAGCCATGAAAATCATCAGGCGTATGCCGAGCAAGTCGCACGAGAATACGGTGAAGACTCCAACGTTTATCGAATACGCGTCCTTGGTGAATTCCCAACGTCAGAAGACAACGCAGTGATCAATCTAGGGCTCATCGAGGCAGCACAGCGCAGAGAGGTCGTACAAGACGATTACTCGCCTGTGTGGGGTCTGGATGTGGCCAGGTTCGGAGATGACGCTACAGCGCTCGCTAAGCGCCGTGGAAACCGCATGATTGAGCCCACTAAGGAATGGCGCAAAGTCGATACGATGGAGACAGTGGGCATTGTCACACGTGAATACCATGAGACACCAATCAAGGATCGCCCAGCTGCAATTAATGTGGACGTCATCGGTGTGGGTTCGGGTGTTGTTGATCGCCTTACTGAACTCGGCCTTCCCGCTCGTGGTGTTAATGTTGGTGAGCAACCTAGCTCCGACAGACAGAGATACATGCGACTGCGCGATGAGCTATGGTGGAAGGGCCGAGAGTGGTTCGAAAGCATGGAAGTCTCAATGTGCGGAGACGATGCGCTAGTGAGTGAGCTTGTCGTTCCAACGTACAAAATGGAAAGCACCGGCAAGATCAAGGTTGAAAGCAAAGATGAGCTCAAGAAGCGCGGTGTGAAGTCACCGAACCGGGCTGACGCGTTCTTGCTGACGTTTGGTGGTGGTGATTACAACAAGGCGTCACGCAGAGCGCAACATGCTTTCGGCATGGATTACGATCCGTTTCAGGTGGATGATCCACGCTATCGCGCCGCATACGAGCGTGAGTACGTGGCTGAACTGGACTATGATCCGCATGCCTGATGTGATCCTCAAGGACGTAACTCAAATCGCCCTAGACCGGATCTGCTTAAACTTACGCGAAATGGATGCAATCGAGATCTTCAACCAGCGTCCACATGATAGCCCGATCATCCTAGCCTATGAGACGTTTCACCTAGTCAAAGAGCGAACAGCCGTGGGCCGGATAGCGTGGCAGGACGGTGTTCCTGTTCTGGTTGGTGGTCTAGCTGAACGATGGCCGAACGTTTGGGAAGTCTGGATGTTCGGGACCGATGAAAGCAAGCCTTCTATGTTCCCGATGATGCGCTGGCTACGTGAGAAAATCAAATACTACTGTTACGAGCACGGGGTTCACCGACTGGAGTGTGAAAGCCATATCAATCATACAGACGCACATGCTTTTCTCCGAGCTATGGGAGCGAGAGAAGAAGGGGAGCGTTTATCTGCTTATGGGAAAAACGGAGACGATTATCTCCGCTTTGTTTGGATACGGCGTGAAGGTGAAGACTTGCTTAATCCAGAACTAATAGAGGCGGCAGAATAATGTGTTTTGGCGGCGGCGGCGGCGGATCATCAACGCCAGCACCTACACCACCAGCTCCGGAAGCTCCACCAGCAACGGAGCCAACTAAGTTTGACTATGACGTGCAACAGCAAGATAGCGCCAAGCTGGCTCAACGTAAGAGCGCTGTTAACGTCCTATCAACCACAGATCCTAGCGAGCCGAATAACGGCTATCAGACATTCGGAGGCTAACTATGTGCATGGGTGGCAAGAAATCTAATCCAGCGCCAATAACGCATAACCACTACACCGAACCACCACCAGAAGACACGAATACAGAGCCAACGAGCGATTTGACCGATCCCAACCAGCAACAAAAGGTTGCGGCGATCAACTCGTCAACATCAGGCACGACAAACAACACATTCGGTTCGGAGTTAGGCGGGTGAAGGTTAACGAATTGACGCGGGCTTTACTGAAAGAGCGCCGAGAACAGAGGGATTTGCAGCAATGTGCGGATCAAAAGGCGGCGGACAACAAGAGCCAATCGTCAAAGATCACTACTGGCCAGCACCAGAAAACGGCGGACCTCAATCGGACGCCGAGCGCGAAGCTCTAGCAACCGAGCGTGGCAACCAGGTTGAGCAGCAGCGATTGGATGCGCTTCGCAATGACAGCGGAACATTCGGTTCAGAGCTTGGTGATCCAGGTGGGAGATAATAACAATGTGCGGATCTAAGTCTACACCGGCACCAGCGCCGGCACCACCACCACCAGAGCCAGAGCCGCCGCCCAGAGAGCCAACGGCGCGTGATAGCGAGCTAGACACAAACAGGGATGCTCAGCGACGTGCATCACTACAGCAACGTTCTGGCTTAGCCTCAACACTTGTCAGCGATCAAGATAGCTTAGGCGCAACGCCTTCAGTGAGGCCAACACTTGGATAACGCGGCGGCTGATAAAGCCATCATGGATCTGAAACGACAATTTGAGGATGTGAGAGGCGAACGGCGCACGAATTGGGAGCAACATTGGCAAGAGATTGCCGAGTATGTGCAGCCTCGCAAGGTTGACTTTGTTGGTTATCGTACCGAGGGTGAAAAGCGTATGCAGCGGGTTTATGACTCGACTGCTATTCACTCAAACCAACTGCTTGCAGCTGCACTGCATGGCCTGGCAACAAACCCGGCTGCAAAGTGGTTCTCGCTCCGCATGACAGACGATGTGTACAACGAAGATGATGAGATCAAGTCTTATCTATCGAACGTTGAGGACATCATGTGGGCCAAGCTGTACGCACCAGGCACCAACTTTGCAACGTCCCTGCATGAAACCTATCTCGACCTAGCGTCATTTGGAACGGCGGTGATGTTCGTTGGTGAGACGCGTCAAGGCCAGATCCTTACCGATGCCAGACCACTAGCCGAATGCTTTATTGCTCACAATGAGGAACGCGTTGTCGATAAGCTATTCAGGCGGACTGAATACAGCGTCGGGCAACTGATGATGCTCGCCAAGCATCGTGGTTGGGAACTGTCCTATAAGATCCAGGACAAGATCAATAATAAAAAGTTCGAAGATGAAGTCTGGGTGATCCATGCGGTTTATCCGCGTGAATTCAGAGATCCCAACGTCAAAGCGCCGTCTCAGATGCCTTATGGCTCTTGTTATTTTGAAGAAGACGGACTGCACAAGCTCAGTGAGTCAGGCTTTCCGGAATTCCCTTACCTAGTGCCGAGATGGTCGCTGTATGCCGGCGAGACGTATGGCCGATCACCAGCAATGGAAGCATTGCCAGATATCAAAATGCTCAACAGCATGATGCTGGCGATGATCAAGGCGCTACAGAAGGCAATTGACCCGCCGTTGTGGCTACCAGACGAGGGATATCAAGGGCCAGTCCGAACCATCCCAGGTGGAATTAACTACTATCGCGGTGATCGGCAAATTCAGCAACATCCAGTCAGCTTGCAAGGCATCCAGTTTGTGAATGAAGCCATGGAAGGCATACGCGATCGGATCCGACAGAGCTTCTATGTTGATGTGGTTCAAACATACCAATCGTCCCGCGAACAGACCGCCTATGAAGTAGAGCAACGACAACAAGAGCGTATGAGGCTCATGGGGCCGCTTGTTGGACGTCTCGAGGGTGAACTACTCGGACGCTTGATTGATCGCGTGTACGGCATGCTCAACCGCAAGCAAGAGCTACCAGAACCGCCAGAGAATGCCGGCAATCAGCAATTCACGGTGGAGTACGTGTCACCGCTGGCCAACGTCCAAAAGCAAAGCTCAATGCGCGGTATCAATCAGGTTCTGGGCATGTTCGCTCAGATGAACGAGCCTGGATTAGCTGTGATCGATCGCAACACGGATCTCGATAAGCTCTATCGCAAGCTGTGGTTTGAAGTCTGGAATAACGATCCGGATGTGTTGAGGCCAGATGATGAGCTAGAAGAGCGTCAGCAGCAAGAGGCGCAAATGCGCCAGATGCAAGCCATGAAACCAGGTGTTGAGATGGCAGCACAAGGGGCGGATGCCATGGCCACGATGGCGAATGCAGCTCAATCAGGTGGCGTCGATCTACAGGCATTGATGGGCGCTGCGCCACAGGCGGCAGCTGATCCCAATGTGCAAGGTCAAGTCGGGGCGATTGCCGAGCAAATGAACATTGATCCCGCTCAGATTCAGGAGCTTGTCGGAGGTATGGCCGGTGCCAACGCTGCATGACAAGGTGATGTCTGAGAAATATCAGGGCATCTACAACGATCCGGACGGCCAAGCGGTCTTTGCCGACATCTTCGCACAAGCCAATCTCTACAGCCCGATTGCGACAGTCGATCCAATCGAGGCAGCGAGAGAAGAAGGCAAGCGGCAATTGGCTTTGCATATCGTTCATATGTTGAGCTTGCAACCAACCGACTTTGTGCAATCTGCGCAGAGTGATTTCAACATCTTAGATAATCTCATGAGGCTAAATGATGAGCGACGTTGATGCAGGCGGCGGAACACTACTCACGGAAGGGCTTGCACAAGATGCAGGCATCAACCCCGGTATGGTTGAGGCTGGCGGCATTCCGGGTATGGAGCAGCCGGCACCGCAGTATGACGGCGATGATTGGCGCGCGAGCCTTCCGGTTGAGCTTCAAGGCCAAGCGGCACTTGAGAAGTTTTCGACCACAGAAGCGCTAGCATCAAGCTACGTCAATCTTGAGCGGCAGATGGGCGACAACATCCCTGCGCCGAAAACAGATGAAGATTGGGACACGGTTTATACGAAGCTCGGACGTCCTGAAGAGCCGACCGGCTATGAATTCGAGCAAATCGAAATGCCTCAAGGCATGGAACACGATACAGCCGGTGAAGATTATTTCAGAACAACAGTGCACCAGGCGGGCTTGAACGATCGCCAAGCCAAGGCACTGCACAAAAGCTACTATCAATTGATGGTGCAACGGCACGCTGACGCCACGCGGGCACAAGAGCACGCACGGCAAGAGGCTGAACGCTCACTGAGGCTAGAGCAGGGTCCGGCCTATGACCAGTTTGTTGGCCAAGCGAAATCAGCCTTGCGCACCTACGCAACACC